CCGGTCTTCAACTCTACCATATGTTACTGTAAATTCGTCTAAGGGCTGAAAGAATGGATCTATTCATTCGCACCAACTCACGATGGAGTTTCTACGACATATCTACTTTTACTACTGGACGGTAGGTGATTTCACCCGTCGTCCATTCGTCATGCAAGTTGCGCGAACGCCTTCTTGTATAACGATAAAATAAAAGTAGCTCTGGATCCAGATTTCAGATGAGCAGCTCTAATAGGAACGACTTCGTTCTCTACTGGCAGTACCAAGACCTTAGTATAAGCTAGTTTATCTCAAACTAGCCGACTAGGGTCAGTGTTACTTGCCCTGATACTCCTGTTTACCGATTCATAGGCCTCTTTGGATTTATCCGAAAGAGATCTAAGCATTGGTAAGCAAGAGTGTCAGTGAGTTGTAAGCTCGGATTGGTCATCCGGCCCTAGACCAGGATGCTCTTCAAGCTCTGTCAACAATTTATATTGTCAGGCTTTTACAAGAGCTCTTGATCTATCCGCTGTTTTCTCCTGATCACCGTAATAAACGGAGCACGCTAGGTTATCAAATCATTTGATAAAACTATCGTCCCTTTGTGTACACAGTGTTGAGACCCCGAACAGAGCTAGAAATTGTTTACCAATTCTAACTTTGTCTGGAGTATCAGTCTTCGACGTTAAACTCGAAGTCAGAAGAAAGCCTTTTATCCGTTTCAGCCTTGTGGAGACTTGTCTACCACGATAACCTGAAATTTCTAAAAGTTTGGAAACGACCCGGTTAACTCCGATCTCAGCTAAGTGATCGAAGCCCTTCTCCAAAGTGGTTCTGTAAAGTTCTGCGACTAGATGTCATTTAGTCCGAACTTCTCAGAATCCATGAATAGGAGCAGGAGTAATCTCTATCCCTTTATATAATCATCTCTTTGCCATCTCGAATGTGTCTAAAGACACATGCGTTTTAGCATTGGAGATTTTTACATGAAGGGTAGACATTACTTCTAGGTACTTCGCCGCTACTTGGTCGTTAGCAATAACGATATCATCTCCTAATAGCCGGTAATCTTTAAACGGAGCTGGTAAACCAGCTAAGCTTGCAGAAAACTGGACTGTTAGGTGATGACAAAGAGTAAAGATTGGTCACGAACTATGGGCACCCATCGGTTGTCCCGTACGATAAGTACGTGGATTTCCTTTGGGGTCCAGAAACTCATAACCTATCAAAATATTCTTCCAAGCGCTACTATACTTAGGACTAATCATGCAACTAACCAGAAATTCTTGGATTTCCATAGGATATCTGTCAGTTGCTGATGATAAGTCAAAAGAATGGTAGCTGTGTCCTTGAGGTGCTCTAAGAGTCAGTCCTCGGCCTTGCTCGAAAGTACAATCTGTACTAAACATTTTCAGAAGTTGGAAAACCAGCTTATGAAGAGGTAATAGTGCACATTGACTTCAGTAGTCAAGGATACCGAAGACTCTACTCTTAGCCTCTCGGTCAGGTTTTATAGACAGTTTTCTAAATCTACCTTTATCGGTAGACTTAGTAACTGACCGTAAAACATCTCATAACGGCATGTCTTTTCATGATAGTAACCGACTCATCACCGGTTCCAATCATGGACTTATCGTTATGATGCTTTTAACTAAAGTATCTGGAAGATTTATTAAATCTTCAAGACAACTAGTCAAAGCTTGACCGTTAGGACCGGACTTAGTACTTCAATGAAACCCAGTCGTTTCAAGGTGTTGCTCGATTCTTCATGCGCCCATAGCTTTTAGCTCTTCGGCGATGAAGTCTCGAAAGCCGATAGGCCATTTACCTGTTCATCCATCTTCGATGTCTGAATAGTTAACTGGCTTACCTCCTAAGATACCTCGGTTAACTGACAATACTGTCAGTATAGCTGAGATATCTCTGGGAGATCCGGCTCTCACTAACTCACGAACGCTGTGGGGTAAAACCCTCGGCAATCCGTCAGTAGTAGTTGCAATACCACGCGGCTCGGGTATCGGTTGACCAGCTATAAATCTAGTCACACACAGTCTGGCTAGTTTAATATAGTCGGAGGTCCATACAGGACCTCTTGAATTATATCAAACGTCCATTCTGTGTAAGATAAGGTTTATATCTGATTTCTGAATCTTAGTCGAATGATGCGAGTAAATTAATGATACCATTCTTTCATAAAAGGAAAGGTATTGTTTGTTGAAAGTGTTGTTCGGATTAAGTTTATTGAGTACAAACTCTGACTTCTCTCTCTCCAGAGGGAGGTTAGGGTACTAGCCTTCTCCGCTCTATATGTTTTAACATTAGGGTCTGAGAGGGTAAGAGAGTTGGTAGTATACTCAATGCGAGGCGGCTGAAGTCCCGAAGGAGGGCCTGGAACA